TTGTAATTAGCTCCCTCCTCCACATTTATATCCACACCTCGGGCCACACGTCCACCCGCGAGGATCACTCGAACCTAAAAGTTCGGAAATTGACATCCTCGCTTAATAACCGCTCGCAGCAAGCGAGCACTTCATTCAACGTCCAGACACCGGTGATACTCAGATACATTACCACTCGTAAGTGCATCGAGCATCCCGGACCAACGGACCGCGCTGACTCTAATTGGCTCTAAGCTGTAACTCGGAGGCGCCAAAGTTTCAAGATCAGTTAATTGTGTTGACAGGACTGATTCAAAAAACGGCACCTCTTTTACGGGCTTAGACCAAGGCGAGAAAAACCTTCCCCTCCTCTCCCGCAGATCCCTACACTCCTCGTGACGGGCCGAAGCCCCCGATCGACGAGCGACAAAACGGCGAGAAAAACTCAGACTCCAGGAAGACTGTAAAGGTCCATCCAGAGCTGAGAAAATCAGCCGATCTATCTCACCCGGAGTGGGTCCCCGAAAGACTGTCTTTTCAAGACAATGTCTTATAACGGCTCGTTCGTAATCGAGCGCGTTCCACGGAAGGGACCATTTCCAAGCGATCATCTCTCGGAAGTTCTCCGCCAACAGAGACTTATCGACCTCGCTGACAGGTACCATGCGTACCTTGTCGAGCGGCAATTTTATTGAATGATAAGTCGGAGCTTTCGGATATGTCCGGGGAGGAGCGATCACCTCAAAGCGCGGGGTGATCCGAAGAAGGATTGACAAGCGGCATGCCAAGGAACCGCGGAAACCAAGTTCGTCCAGTGTATACCCGGCAATCGAAGAACGATGCCAAAGTATAAACTGACGCGCCGCCCGAAAACGCATTTCGGACGACTGGTCGCCTAGGAACCTCCGGTAGCCGGAGCCAAGGGAATCTGGGTGCTGGGTAGGACGAAGCATCCCGAACCTCAACGTATGCCTGACACAAAGGCAACGACCGTCCCACGTGAGCAACGTGGAATTGATCGTGCCGTAGTCAGCAGAAATTGACGTTTTGGACCGTTCGACTTCAAGTCCTAGTCGAGCCACGACTTCCATCCATTTCGCGGCGAAAGAGGCATCTGATTGGAACAATATGTCATCCCCATTTATCAACAGAGGAAGCTGCTCCGAGAGCCGAGCTTCATGACGGGCCCACGCAAAGCCCATATAATTCTGTAGACATAAAAGAGGAAAAGACAAAAAAGAACCCATCATTTGCCCAATCGTCACGTCATACTTGAAAATCTTCTCTTCACCGGGGATCTTACAGCGCCACGTCAAAGACGGGCGCAAGATGTTCCGGGCATACTGTCTGATATTCGAAGGAATACAGACAGCATTTTCGAAGATTTGATCAAGGATCGCTTCCGCAACAGCGATTGGAAGGTTGTCAGTGGCTGACTTGTAGTCACCAGACACCAGAAGACCTTTTTCAACGGAAAACCCCGCACGCGTTAGCACTTCTGCTTTTACGTCCCCTCGCAATAACCATGACTTCTTCGAGATTTGATCATAAATCGCATCATGGAGAGGTTTGAGGACGTGAGCCCCTGACGAGAACTGAGTCAGAGGTCGAGGCTTGCCAGCAGATTGTACTACGATCGCTTTCGCACAGCGGGAAACCGGAGGAAAACACCTTTCGTGGGCGTGAGGAAGATCAGGGTGCTCAGCATACTCCCGACAGGCCGGACAAGGACAGCCAATATTTGAAATATTAGCGCCGCAAGAAACAAAATCCGGTTCAATGTCGGGCTTGCAAGCCCAATGACCATCCTCGGGACGACAACAACCGTAGTCGATCCCATTCAACACCACATCCAGGTAATCCGCCTGTTTTCCCGACCACCCCGAGAACGCTCCACCGTCACTCCTTTTGCAGTCAAAAGTCCCCGAAAGGGAAGGAGAGGCGTTGAGAGCGGCCCGCTCGTACAAACCGGAGTCCCACCCTTTCGGGTAGAGCTTCTTTGTTTGGTCTCGTACGAAACAGAGGTAGCCTTCTGGAAGGATCGGAGGGGGGCGGGTTAACCGCTCCTGGAGAGAGCCGAGAAGTTCCGATTCTTGGCACATGCAACTGGGCGGAAGAAGCTTCTTGATGGACTGAAAAGCCATCTGGGCCGCCACTTCGCGAGTCACCTCCTGAGAGAGGTAAGCTTTAACTGCCTTTGCATGTTCTCCACAGCTCACCGCCGGTGCATCAAAGACCGGTATACTGTGGCGGAAAATCTCTTGCCATGTCGACGCGGCGCGCTGAACTACCCTTGTAGTCTGCGCCATTGAAGCGCGGCATTGCCGCGGGAGTCGACCAGAGAACGTCATAGAACCCCCTTGCTTAGCCTTAGTGCCGGGCATGGGAACGACAATTCTGTTGGGTGAAAACACTACGTGTTTTTCT